CGGAATAAAAGAAGAAATCTTCTGATTTACCCCGCGACTGGCGAGGGCTTCTTTGATTGCTCGTTCTCTTTGCGCTTTATTTAAAGATTCAAAGTTAGCTTTAAGTTCTGCCAACTCTTTATCTTTTGCTTTATTAGCCTTGCGTAGTTGTTTAACGAGATCATTGCTTAATGACTCAACGCTTGTGTCGGTCTCGTCATCATCCTCGTAGTCATAGTTGGACATAGTCCATCTCCCATTCGTTGTAGTTGTCGTAGACCTCATACAATTTGGGGATTCCTGTATGGCTTCTACTACCGGTTTTGTTATCACTCCATCAGACCGGTGGTCCTGATGGCAGGCTTAGTTAGTAAGAGCCAGCTCTATTTTGGCTCAGTGCTCCGCTTGAAACTCCAGATTGTCCACCAAAGGTGGCCTTCTCCAACCCAATAACTTTCTTACGTTTTTGTTGGGCTTCTGTTTGTCCTGGTAAATTAAATACTTCTTCCTCAGCTACTGCTTGAGTATAATCTGGTTGTTGATAGATAGATGCTAATTGTCTACCTCGCTCAAGACCGCCACCAATAGCACTGTAACCCTGTCTAGCAGATTCAGCAGTTACACCATAACGGCGTAAATACTCTGCATCAGTTAGGCTAGTAGATAATCCAGCGCCTATTGCTGCGCCACCTATTTCAGCAGCAGTTATCTTACGCTTAATTTCTGTTAATCCCTTTTCTGGGTTAAGAGTATAAGCAAGAATATCACCATTAGTAATATCAGGATAAAACTGCTTTAATGCTGTAGTTACCTCTGGTGCTGCATCTAGAACTCTCTTTTGTGCAGTAACAATACGATCTTCTAATTCAAGTGCTGATACATCATTAGCAATTAATTTATTAAAACCTTCTTGTGTACCTAAACTATCTTTAGCATAATAAGATGCTGGTAATCCGTAATTACGCATAAGATTTTGATATCCATCTTCTAATGCTAAATACTCCGCAGGACTTAATGCTGTTAAACCTTTTTTAATACGATCAGTATTGCCAGCAAATCGTTTTTGATAGGCATCAGTATTGCGTAATGCAATTTGGAACTCAGGTCCAGATAAACCTTGTTTAATTAAATCCTGTAATGGAGTTACTAAAGCCTCAAGACCATACCTACTAAACTCTGATAAGAGTAAAGCATAGGCAGATCTAGATTCAGCCTGTGTTTTAAGATCAGGACCTGCTGCACCTGCACTTGTACCTGCACCAGCACTAGTCCCAGCACCTGATAATCCAGATGCTGCTACTTTTTTATTAATAGCTTCATTAACCGCAGCCCCTGCTGCTGCGCCAGTTTTACCAGCTACAGCCGCCGCGTATTCAGCATCAGTTAAACTTGTTTGAGGATTATAAGAATCACCATAATATCCAGAAGCGTTAACTCCACCTCTTGCATCAATTTCAGCTTTAGTTGCTACACCAGCAGCAATTGCTGCTGCTTCTTGAGCAGCATTACGAACAAAGCCAGATGTATCAGGTGCCAAAGGTGTTACGGAAGGTGTAGCACTAACAGTTTTTTTAGTTCTAACTGCTCTTTTAGCTTCTAAAATATCATCAATATCTGCCATTATACTGTTCGCACTCCCTGTCCTAATAATCCAAAGTCTTTAAGTGTATCATTTAAGAAGGTAGTAGTAACGCTAATACCTTCTGGAGATCCATCCCACCAAGCTTGAGATCTTTTATTTACTTCAAATTGTTTTGTATCAGCAAATCCTTTATCAGTTATAGCTAAAGGAATAACATCCTGTACTCTAATAGTATTAACAGGTACACCCTTTGCTTTTGCAATATTACTCATATAGGTAGAGAAAGTAGTAGATAGATCTTCGTCAGGTGCAATCTGATTCCTTACAGCCTCTGGCAATATTCTTCTAGCATTAGTTCTAATAATATTTTTAAAGTCATCTATAGATTTACCACTATTTATAGATTCTAGCCATCCAGGTAATTCCATAGCAAAATCTGTTTCTAGATTATAGCCATTAGCTAAGGCGGTAGATGCAAGAGATATCTTGCTCTTCTCAGACTTTGCTGCTTGACTTTCTTTATAAACAGGTAGTTCTTTAACTTTATTCTCTAAGAATGTTCTAGCATCAAGACCAGATTCTTGAACAAGGACTCTTCTACCATTAACCATTTTGTATGTGCCTTTAGACATACTAGATAGTTTCTTTTGTTCAGCCTCTAACTGCTTGTAAAGAGTATCTATTTCGGTTTTATTGGCTTCTCTTCCAAGATTAAGAGATGCGAATATACTGTCAATTACACCTTCTGCGGTGCTTCTATTGTAAATTTCTTGCTGACCAAAAGGTTTAGGAAGTTCTTCTGTTCCGCCACCAGCAGCCTTTAAAACTGCTACTTGACGTGCTTGTTCATTAAGAAATGCGTCTACTGTTGGAAATTCTTTAAAAGCGTTCCAAGCGCTCTTTGCACTACCAATTGCATTTTTATATGAATTAGCAAGAGCATCTGTATATTCACCAGTAACAGGTACTTCTATACCTGCTGCTTTTAATTTTCTAGAAAGTTCTAAACGACCTGCATTATCTAATGTATTCTTTACAAATTCGCGAGCAGTTTTGGATAGTTCATCAAAGTTTTCCGCTTGAACTTCTTTGTTTTGATTAGTATTAGGTTCACCAGAAGCTGTGCCGCCTGCTGATGGAACCGGTTGAAAGCCTCCAGCAATATTGCCCTGAAGTGCTGCAATTCTTTTGTCTAGCACAGCAGTTGATTGCCCAAGAGCTTTTAACTTATCTCTATCAATTATTGCTTGTTCAAGAGTTGTCTTTGCTTCAGTTGTTTTACCTTTAGATATACCTGCCTGAATAGATTCTTTATTGGCTCTATAAAAAGTTTTAGCCTCTGATTCAATTTTTGTAAAATCAGAGGTAAGAGAATCTAGTATAGTTTTAGCAGAATTAAGTTGTTCTTGTACGCTTGCTTTAGATGATTGTGGAGCACTAGCCAAAGCAGATGAAAGTTGAGTTACTTTACTTTTAGCCTCTTTTAATTTATTACCGGCCTCTTGTACATCTTTACGAGACTTCAAGTAATCTTGAAGATCTTTTTCAAGAGCCATTAGTTAGTGTCCTTTCAAGGTTTAAATCTAGTTAAATAGCGGAGCAAACAATAGATTGTATGCTGCTAATGCGTTCGGGTCTGATTCAGCCAACATCTCTAATGTTGATTTAGCATTTGATCTTAGCTGTTCTTTATAGTCCTGCTTACTACCAAAGGTTATACTTGTATTAAAATCTCTTTGGTTTACATAATCATCATATGTTGTTACCATTTGATCAAGTATTGAGATTAGTTTAGGTTGAGTTTTAACACTTGGATCTTTTAGCATATTGCGTAGATCATCTAATGCTCTTACTCTTTGAACTGATTTCTCGCCATATTGACCTAGTCGTTCTTGCAATAAAGGTCTTGCACCCTTAAATTGATTTGACCAATTTTGCCATTCATCTCTAATCTGACTTTTAAGATTACTATCATTTGTAAGAGACATTTGTTCTTCAAATTCATCTCGTTTAGCAAAATACTGTTGAAGGTCTTTGGCGGCACTGGCCTCTACAACAAAGTCAGTTATTGTTTTCTTTGTCTTTAAACCAGATTTGAATAGTAGTTTATAAGAGTCAAAATCAAATTTACCAACATTAGGTATTAGGAACGATGCTGCTTCTGGATACTTAGTCAGCAGTTCTTGATTTTCATCAATCCAATTTTTTGCACCATCTACTGCTCTAACGTTAGCCACTACGGCAGGTTCAGACTCTGAGATGGTATATGGCATTTGATCTGGATAGTACTTAATCCATTGTTCAATTGCTTTTTCAAAATCACCATATCTATTTATAAGATCATTAAATGTCTGCTTGTAGTTTACTTGACCATTATCCCGAACCCACTTAGCCATATCAGCCTTTAAGGTTACCTGTGGAGATGCTGGTAATATAAATCCTAGTAAAGCCCTCATAGCCATTACAGTTATTGTACTTGCTTCTATTTTATCTTTATAACTATTTAAATCTCTTGGAGAAGGTGGTACTTCTTCACCGGTTACTGGATCAATAGTTATTTTTAACCCGTGACCTGTAGCCTCAAGATAAGTAACTGCTTTGCGATAAGCAGAAGCAAATTGGGAATTACGTTCATCAGTACTTAGAGCTGAAAATATACGGTTAACGTGTGCTGGCAATACAGCAGCGATCATTGGTTGATCTTCGCCGTATGCTCCCAATAGGTACTGTTCTAAATCTTTAACCTGTGGAACCATATTTCCAACCATCTTTAATGGAACCGCAGCTAATGGTCCAGCAAATGTAGGAAACAGTGAGTCTGGATTTAAAGATGGTGTAATCATCTTTATCTTTCCACTAAATTCTATTGGCATTGGAATCTGAAAGTTTTCTTTAATTCCAAATAATTTACCTACATTATTCATTGCTTCATAAACTGGAGTTAAACCAGGATAGAAAAAGTATTGTTCTCCATTATCGTCTGTTTGAACAAATCCAGAATGACTAATTCCTTCATAAGTTAAACTTGCTCTAACAATTGATTCTGGATTGTACTTAACTGCACGACCTATACGGCGATAAAAATCTTCAGTTGCTCTGTAAAATCTTGCAAAGTTACGGGCAGACATAGCCAGTTGACTACGAACAGCAGGATTATCTACATAGGAAAGAATCCTATTTTTAGCCATATCTTCTGCTAAAGAAGTTATATGTTCCTTTGCCTTTATTTCTGCTTTAATTAAATCATCACCAGTTTTACCAGCAGTTAGTTGTTTAAATATTCTATCAGCAAATCCTGTTTCATCCATCTGCCCACGAACATCTAACATAGCATCTAGTACAAGACCTTCTCTAGAAAATCTAGCATTAGCTTCGCCCATATAATCCCAAGATTTTTGGAATATAGAGGCAGTCATACTTCTACCTTCAGAGACTGGAACTAGCGTAGGACCAGATATCCATCTTGGGTGCATTTCTTTTTGCGTTCTTGCTGGAAGATCATCTATTGATAAATTTTTACTAGATAAGGTTACTTTACCATCAGCATTTGTTTTACGAACTTTGTTCCAAAGATCTTTATTTAATGTTCCATCCGCTTTAGAGAATGTATTTAATACATCTAAGTAAACACGCTCAGCGTGTTGTGCGGTAGTTACTATACCTGAAGACATAGACTGGAAACGACCCTTTAATCCAGGGTTATCGTCTAAATACTTTACAAGATTATTAATAGCTAATTCTTTATTATCAAGATTGTTCATAAGAATAGAATCAATCTCATCGTTTGTGTGCAGTGCTATCTTTATAAGCCAAGATAGTCGTGCCTGATCATTAGCAACAGGATCTATATTAGTATATGAACTGCCTGATTGTTTAAATTTTACACCGTTGTATTCAATAGCACGAAGGGTGCCATATTTTTTAGCATCATTACTAGCCTGAATGGAATAACTACCACCGCGAAGGGTATTCTTACCACCCTCTACAACCTCATCAAGCATATCTTGAGTTCTGCCATACTGGGCAAACTCTGCTAAATACCCTTTGTCTCTTTTAGATAAAGCGCGAGAAGATAACTTTCCGGTCATAATTGCTTCAGCAGTTATCTGGCGAACTTTGTTTATATCATCACCAGCCGCAGCAATACGAACTTGAAACTCTTTTACCTGACCACGACCAACTAAACGATTTACAAATCCAAGATTAGATTCATAAAATTTAATTTTCTTACCTTCAAGACTCCTAAGGTCTTCAGTCTTTGATTTAATAAGATCTTGATTAATTTTAACTTGACTTGCTTTAGACGGGTTCTTTATAAGTTCATCTGTTTCAGATACAAGGTCTGCTATTTCTTGACCAAGTTTTTTCTGTTCAACAGTAAGTCCAGCCTCTGCCTCTTTAAGTTGGCGTAACTTAGTTGATACAAAACGACCTTTTGTAATACCCCAAGTTTTTTGACCCACTGCGATATTTAACATAAAATCTTCGGTTGCGTTACGAACTGGAAATTTAGGCCCAGCAAGCGTACCTAATACCCAGCCAGAGGTTAGATCATCAGCCCATTTTTTATGGGAAGCACCAAGCATACGATTTATGACTCCAGAACGAGCAGATAAACGATCAAGGTCTAATATAGAAGGAACAGCTATTGCACTAGATAATTGATATCCGTGCAGGGCTAACTGCTGACCATTAAAATTAGCAGGGTTAATTTCTTCTCTAACAATATTACCAAGATTATCTAGTAATGGCTTTCCATCGGGACCTAGTTTATCAACAAGTATATTAGCGCCATAACTATAATCTAATGCTGTACCACTAAATTGATCTACCCAATTCTTACCTTCAATACTTTTAGTTACTTGACGGGTTTCAGCAATAGTATTCCAAAGACCTGTAAAGATTTGTTTCTTTTGACCTTCATCTCCAGCAGCAAATGCTTCTTGGATTACTCTTGAATGGTAGCGAGTATTTGTCAAGGCAGCTAGTTGATAGATCTTCTCAGGAGCATCAGCAGTTGTTACATCAAAAAATCCATTTTTAAAATAAGGAATAGTTGTAAACTTACGCATAAAGCGATCAATGCGACCACTGATTTGATTCTCGGTAAATCTAATAGAACCATCTTTTATCTTACCTTTACTGCGACCTACTCCTGCTTCCATCTTAGCAATTTCAGCGCTTTTAAGTCCAAGAGTAGACACAACATCTTGTGCTTCATCACCTGTATAAAGTGCTCTAACAATTGCCTGACCAGCTTTATCTATATTAATTAACTTATTGCCTGTAGTAAATAAAGCAACCCTTGCTCTACGACCAGCACTTAAAGTTGGAACTAATGGAGTTCTACGAGCTGCTTGACCAGATAGGATAGATTTTATATCAGCGTGGTTTTTTAAAAAGTTTGCCGCTGTATCTGCATTTTTAACACCAGCAGCAATAAGTTCATCTACACCGGCAGGACCAAACTCAGGTATTAAACGTCTTGCTTCTTGATAAGCCTCAGCACCAGCTATTCTATTTTTAGATTTACGAGCAATATCTAATTTTTCTAGACTAGCACCATATCTATCAAATAAATTTCTAGTGTTTGGATTACTAAATACTCTATCAACTTGAGCAGTGTTACCTGCGGTAGCCATTAGATTTCTACCATAACTAAATTTTTCTTTACCTAATATATTGTAAAGTAAAAAATCTCCAGCATCATAGGCTTTCTTAGCCTTACCTAATATTAAAAATGGATCAGTAAATACTCTGTAACCAGCATCTACTACACCAGAGATGCCTTTATATAAAACAGTTTTTTCTAAAAATTCTGGAAGGATAAGATTTGCTACGGCTCTACCTGGAGAATACTTTGCTCTTTGTGCTGCATCTAATGCGCCCATAAAGTAAGAATCTTTATCTTTTTTCTGAGCAGCAGTTGATGCAATTAACTTTTCAGCATCTGAACCTGTTGCCTGAATCTCACTTAGACTCATACCGCCAGCAACTTTCATTGCGACAGACATTGCATCTTCGCCGTATATTTTAGTAGCTGCATCAATACGACTTGGATCAAATACTTTATCGCCTTTATCGTTTGCTATTTTAAATGCAGTACTTAGGTCAACGCCTTGATCTGCGGCTATTAATCCAGTACGAGCAAGGCGAGTAGAAAAATCTGACACTTCATTTATTGCACTAAAAGCGCGACCAATAGTTTGTTTAAAAGCTATACCTAAATAATGACCTGCACTACCTAAAACCTCAGCAGGACCACCATCACCAAAGAAAGAAACGTGAGCCTTTTGTTGAGTTTCTGGTAATGCCTGAAATGATGCTTTTGCTTGGTTTTCTGGTAAAGAAATAAGTTTACGATGAGAATCTAATAACTTAGATAATCCATCAATTTGTTCTTTTTTCTTACCAGTGATACCTGCCTGTAAAACAGCAGCATCAAGATTTGGGTTTGCCACTACATACCTCGTGCAATAGCTTGCTGGTAAAGAATACTAATTTCACCAGTGCTATCGTAAGGTAATAATTCTGCTAAAGAATCTGAAACTTTATTGTTTGCAAACTGTGATTGCATCATTAATGCTGATGATCCTGCACCACCACCAACATCAGTGCCAGTATTAATTAATTCTTCTGGTCTTTGTGATGGAGCAAATAATGGAGTTATAGGAGTTTGTGTGGCTGGACTAGCAGGTCTTCCACCTACATTATCTGCACTACCACGAGTCTTTGATTTTGGTGCTGCTGTATTAATTGCAGCGGTGTCATCTGCGTAAAATGCAGAACCTATTTTTAATTGATCTGTTCTTGTTGATTTGTCTCCTGGACCTGATGGACCAGCTAGTGGATTCATCATTGACATACTAGTCCTCCTTTAAAGTTTCTAAGTCTTGCGAAAATTGTTGCCAGATTTTTTCTTCTTGGCTTTTCTGAGTTGAATTATAGATAGCTAATTGGTGCAGATCATCTGCAAGTGCTTCTATTACTGATGTTAAATTTAAAAAGAATCCCGATACTATTACTAGATAATCAGACAGTCGCACTGGGCGATTAAGATTGTTATCGTTATTCACCCAGTACTCCCGTCTTTAAAATAATTACGCCTTTGTTCCTTTGCGACCTGGTGGTGTCATACCAAAAAACACTTTTCCACCTGCTGGCTTTGATGTATCCTTCTTACCTTCTACAGGCTTTGCCACTGGTGCTGCTGCTCTTGATCCCTTATTCATTATTCACCTCCCTTGTTATGCTGCTCCGCCAATAGAGGCGAGTAGTTGTGCGATATCAGGTCTAGGTCCAGCAGCAGGGGCCTCTCCGCTTTGTTGTTGTTCAGTTGGCTGCGAGGCAGGAACGGGGGCCGTTCCTACTGCTGGAATACTAGATTGTTCTGGAAGTGCCGGTGCTGTTGGTGCTACTGGCTGTGGTTCTGGTGCAAATGCTTTTTCTATAATAGTTTCTAATTGGAAACCTTTTTGTCTGCCTTGGATTACTTCGGCAATTCTCGTAATGATTTGAGATGGGTCTTGACCTTGGGCAGCAAGTGCGGGAATAGCTTGTGCATACTGAGCAACAGCAACCCTAAGAGAATCACGCATTTCTTCAATGTCAACTCTTTGTTCTTCTTGCGTAACATTTAACTCCATTGGTATTTCTCGGCGAACATAATCACGGGACACTAACTTATCGCTACGCATTTGTAGTAATGCAATGATGGCACGGTTAGGATCCATACCAGACATAATGCCGTAACGTACATCTACGCCATACTCACCTTTAATATCGCGAGATGGTGTGTACTTCATTGTATAAGGTGTACCGTCATCGGTTCCCTTAATAGTCTTAGTCATATTACCAAAGACAACCTCATCTACTTCAAAGCAAAGTGAGGTTAACTCTTGGAACAATCTAGCAAACTGCGCTTGTGCTGCTTTAACTTGTGTATCAAAGCCAGCTTGTAATGCTTGAACTCCACGACCTGTAACAACAGAGGCATCAATATTACCTGAACGAGATTCAGGGTAGCGAGAACCTAATCTTAACTCACGCTCTAGTACACCTGACTCTGTAAAGACTCCTGCTGGTAGTTCTAGTGGAACTCTACGAATACCTTGTGGATTAGCAGAACGCATAATCGCATCAGGTCCTAGTGCTAACTCCTGTACATCTTGTGGAATAGCAATAGGTGCTTGAATAGATTTTTCTGCTGCTTGGATCTGCAATACTGCAAAGCGAGCACGGGCTAACTGAACGGAAAGAACATCATCAAACTGTCCACGAGCTTCACCATCTAAAGATGAACGAAGTGCGACTCTTGCTAAACACTTACCGACTGGGTTAGGTGTATTAGATAAAACTAGATTGTCGCGCTCTGGTATAAAAATTAAGTCTTGATCTTTATCGTGGTATCTAACAATAGATAGATACGGGGAAGCGTAAGAATAAATATTTCTACCAATGATTTTATCGTAGAACTCAGGATACTGGGATGCGATAGTTTCAGCATCGGATGCAATGATCTGTGATATAGATAGGCAACGACCAAAGCGGTCTACCTCAGGATATACACCAAAAGGATTTAGTAAACGGATACGAGGATTGTTTGTCTCATAATCCATTTCAATTATTGCTGGCAATAGACCGTAGGTATTAAAGTAATCAGCACCGGTATACATTTGAATCTGTAAATCAGATGATGAAACATAATAGTTTGCAATACGAGTTCTAGTATCAGCAGCACGGCGTTGGGTATCAGATACCATATTAGTTGCTGCACAGTTAAAGGATGGCAGTGGTGCCATTACCTCTGCTAGATCTCTTGCTGCTACATCTACAAAGTTTGCAACTAAAGGCTTTGGGTAATCCTCTGAGAACATAGCTGGATATACTTTTGATATATCACCTTGGCGCACAGAAAGAACATCGCGCATACGCTGGTCTCTAGTTGCATAGCGGTTCTTCAACCGATCTATCTTTGAGACTACCTCTTTAGTTGATAACAATATTGCTCCTTAAATAAACGTGCGTTCCTTCTCAGCAAAGAGTTCGTCTAGATTGACGACTGTTCTTTTGCTTTGTTCATACTTTGATAGGAATGGATTTTTAAGATGGTGTGTCTGGTACTTACCATAGTTGAGCATCTCTCTTGCTCTGATCTCACAGAACCAAAGAGCCATTACCATATCTGTCTTACCCTTAGTCGTAGGAGACCAAGTAATTAACTGCTCTATTAGAGCCTTAATGTTTTCAGTTTGATCTGAAGGCAAATGTATTAGGTTATCCCTATGGTGCTTACCATCAAATTGCTTAGTACCAAATAAGGTAGCCATAGATGCAACACCGAAACCTGCATCCCATTTATTATTACCAGTATGGTGTTCTTTAAACTGCACACCTTTAGATGCTAAGTGCATCTTGATACCTTCATCTTGTGTTAAGAAAGACTGAAATGCGTTCTTCTCTACTATCCACTCACTAGGACCATACAAAGATGTCCAGTCAAATATTAAATTTCTAATAGCAGCAGGGCTAGGCCGAGTAATCTTAATAGCATCTACAATATAGCGTTTGTTACTAGCTCTATCTATTGCATAACAGATAGCTGCTGTATCTCCTACCATCGCAGGATCAAGACCACAGATAAAGGTAAAGCCATTTAAATCTCTTGGGTGTCCAGGATGACCTGCGGTTAACCTACCTGCCTTACGCATACCATCAATAGATCCACGAACACAGACTGGGTCAAAGGCCGCATCATCTGATATATCTTGTTGTTGGTAAATTAAAGCCCAGGTAGAAGCATCCATAGATTGGCGTTCGTTATAAAGGTTACGCCCATTCCATCTAGGATAAAGATTAGTTACTGGATCTTTCTCTTCTTCCTTCTGACCATCAAAGGGTTGATCGGATGCGGGCCATAAGGTTTCCCACTTATCGGGATCATCATCTACTGTAAGTAGAGCTGGCATTGCTAGGTAGGACCAAGGTACTAGGCCACCAGGATATCTATCGTTGTTGCGTAGTTCTTTATATAAATCAACTGATGCCACACGAGTACCTATAACGATAAGTTTACCTGTGGGGTTAAGACGAGATCTAACATCTTGGGTTAACCACTTGATCTGTCGTTCAAAGTCATTAGCATTGGATAGAGTTACAGCATCGTCTACTATAATCATATCTGCTCGTTTACCGTAGATCTGACCGCCAATACCAACTGCTTCTATATTGGGATCCTTCTCACCAGATTCACGCAATTCATCACCGAAGGTAACGCGAGTTGCTTGCCAGGAGGCGCTCTTAGATTTAAAGCCGATACCGGCAGCGTAAGCTGACTGGAGGGCTTCATACTGTGGGTGGGTAAGTCTTTGCTTTATAGCGTATAAAAAGTCTGCGGCTAATCTTTGAGTCTGGGAAACTATTAAGACTCTAAAGTTAGGGTTCTTACAAACCTGCCAGGTGACGTAGTCAATTGTAATAGTCATTGACTTGGCGTGGTTGGGTGGAATGTTTAGAAGTATGCGGTTATTAGCTAATCCTTTTTCATACTTCATAGAGGGGTGCA